ATGCTTGGCATGGGTTTATGGTTAAATTAATAGCTGTGTATGGGGAGTGTGCTAAATGACTGAACAAATACGTCTCGGAGGTGGAAGCCATAAGTGTACCAAATGCGGGAGAACTATTTTCGGAAGTGTCAACCATGTTTGCAAAGTGAATCAATGTGTGCAGGTGTATGTCTGCCGGTGCTTCGGTAATTATATGCAATGTTGTTTCGGTTCAAGAAGTGCTTTGCATGATGGATTGTGCCAGTATTACAGTCAAGGTAATACTTGCAAAAGTTTGGAGGCAATGGTATGAGAATAGAGAAACTCGATGATGGAAGGATTGTGCTTGTTGCAAGTTTTACAGCAAAAGATTATATTTTTGTTCTTGGAGAAGAGTTTATTCAGCAATTAAGAGAATTGATACTTGGGGAAGTGGCCTTCCAGGAAGAATCCATGCTACTACCTTGCCCTTTCTGTGGAGGCGATGCAAGTTTAGGCTCAGGTGTTGGATACACATTCGTAAACTGCCCTGATTGTGGAATATCAAACGACACCATTGCAGACATGACAAAATTCAAAAGAGAGCACGCTATTGACCATTGGAATACGAGGGTGAAATGAAAACAGTAATATTTCATCACGACCTGCATATTAAGATGTGGGACTGGCTCGCAAAAAACCCTGATTGCGATAAACACGAATGGCCCGAGTGGGGGAAGGTTATTGAGAAATACGGAAAAATTAGCAACCTTTGTTTTGCGTGTCATGCCGATACTGAGTTTTGCGACATAACTAACGAGCCATTATGTAGCAATTGCCCTTTTGGAAACTACACAGATTTTCATTGCATGGATAGACTGTTTACTTATTGGAGACAATCAACCGGCAGACAAAGAACTTACTATGCAGAAAAAATCCGGGATTACCCTTTATCAAATGGATGGGAGCCAATATGAGAGAAATTAAAATGTATCAGTCTGAGGACGGCGAGATTTTTAAAACAGTAAAAGAATGCGGAGAGCATGAGTTTAAGATTCATGCTGTAAGAGTAATAATGGGAGAGCTCAATGACCGTCCCAATACTGAAGAATTTGCAGAAGGATATGGATGCGTCCAACAATCATCCGATGTAGTAAAAAAAGCAATTACAAGAATTGCGCAACTTTCGATAGTAGAATTAAATGATGATTTTTACCTTTATCCGACAAAAGCCTTAAATACCATGATCGGGAGGGCCATTTGCGAATCTGACAAGTATCTTGCAAAAGCATGGTACAGATTTCAGTGCATGGATGATGATTATAAAGAGTGGGGGCAACCGTTTTTTGCGGAGAAAAGGAATAAACAAGCCAAAGATTTTTATATAAACCCATGTTGTGGGGTTATTCCTGATTACAGCTTTAACCGTGATACCAATCTTTATGTGTTAAAATGTATTTCGTGTGAAAAAAAAGCAGGTGGAACAACTTTTATTGAAGCAGTTTTGTCATGGAATAACCTTGTAAAAAAAACAACCAAGCATTAATAAAGCAATATGGTTGAAATATCAAAAACCGGAAGAACAGGAAAACTGAAAGGATTATTATAATGTCAATGTACAAAACTTATGAATGTGACTAATGTGGCAGAGAAGAAGACACGAGGAGTGTCAACAAACTTAATGGATGGGGACTTGCTTACACAAAAACCCACATCTGCCTTGAATGTAGAGAAAAAGAAACTTTTACCTGCCCAGATTTGGATATAGAAGAATGAAAGAATACCTAAACACAATCCCTACAAAGGATATTTTTGATCATCTCATGGACAGATTCAGTCAAACAGGGGAAGGGCTCGTTTATGGATACTACACCCAAAACGACATAGACCTTCCCAATGATGGGTGGTGCACTGGAGGAATAGGAAATCGCCCCCTACAACTCGGTCTTTGCAAAGTAATTGAAGAAGAAATTATCCATAAACTATTTAAAAAGGATGAAGAATGACAAATCATGAAAAAACGGAAAATGTTGATGAGAACGGAATAGTGCCACGCACCGGCACAGGGACACAAATGCTACTATCCTTGACAGAATCCTTGGAAGTGGACAAGAGTTGCCCTCAACACGGAAGGCCGATCGTCACCAACCCAATACAAACCGAAATCAAAAGAAAACTATCCACCATTCTTCAAGCAGGACTAACCCCAAGCGCTATTATCCTCGGGAAGAAAGAAGAACTTGAGCTAACCGAGAAAATGGAGGGATACCCCCCTAACCAATTCGGGTACCTCGACAAACACTATCCAATTATCTATGTGGAAGTCGATTCAAATATCAGCGTTTCAATCTAACAAAGGAAGGCACTTGTGAAATTACTTAAAAAATGCCTTGAGTGGTATCTACTTCCAGAAAATAGAGCCGGTGGATGCCTTCATATTATCCTCGATGATGGCAATGTAGACAATGACGATCTTTTATTTTGCCTCAATAACACAAAGGACGAAAAAGCCATCGACATCCTTGAAGGACTTCAAAAACTCCATGTAAGTAAAAGAAAATGGGTGGTGCAAAATATTCACAACAACCTAACACGGGAAGGCCAATCATGAAAATAACCACCTCTAAAACATCCATCCTTAAAGAAAAAGGATTCCCAGGTCTCTATATCCCAGATGAATGCAGATGCTCATTCGATGATGTCGCACTTTGTGGGGAGGAGAATGTTCCATGCAAACAGGGGCACCTCTGGAAGGACGGATGGGTATCCGGTAACAAACAGGCTGCCGATCCCAATACCTACCCAGACACCACATATTATGAAAACATCGTCTTCGGTAACGAGGAATCCTTCTGCAACACCTTTATCAAAAAACCCATCATGTATGGCCTCACTAATATTTGGTTTAACTCAAACTCAGTCAAATTCAACTTCGTCCTCGATACCAAAAAAGACACAGGACAACACTGCTCCTACGAAATCACCAAAGACGAACTCCTGGAATGGGCAAAGAACCACCCCTCCCCGTAAACGAAATTTTTTACACCTTTCCACCATCCTCATCACACAAACACCACCCCTTTTTACAACATTCTGTCAACTTTTACCAAAAATCATGGCACAAATCGTTCGTGTAACATTTTGTAAACATTTTACCCTCTTTGGGGACTTGTTGAGTGCCAAAAATGGGGTATTGGTAGGTGTTTTTGATGTTTGGGGAATTTGGCCAGGAAGATTATAGGGGTACTTACTTACAGTTTAGTGGGTCAGACGGGGGGAGTACCCCTTGGGATAGGGGGAGGGGGTATCCTCTCTTTAAGATTTAACATCCTAAGAGTTATGAGGAATAATTATATTATATTCCGCTCTCTGAGCGGGGGAGAGTGTGCAAGCTCCTGTAAGTGGACTTATGACGAATGCAACCCACCAATGCACCGAATCCATGCGCTTCAATACCTCACCACAGCCATATTCGTGCCGCCTTATACCGCATCCATGCAGCACAACAGGGGTTTATTGCTTCCTTATGATCACATTCAGTATTCCACTCTGGCCGTCCCCATTCTCATATATTCAAATCTGCTTAAAATTATCAGTTCAATTTCAACCAAAAGCAGTAACACCATAGAAAACAACCACCTATATAAATCAATGAGTTATGAAAAACACTCCCGTGCTGATACTTTTTCCATCTGCTTAAAAATAAACTGTCTAAATATGAAAAAACCCCACAAAATGCGGGGTAAAAATCAACAACTTACAAGTATTCAGGGTTTAAAATTGCACTTCGGCCAGTTCTGATATATCCTTCTGCATCAATTCCCGTAAATCGACCTTGATATTTTGGTTTATAACGATACTATTTATAGTCTCTTTTCGCTTGTCGTTGAGGTGTCCCCGCTCAGTTGTCCGCGCTCGAAGCATGGCCGCTTCGTATTGGCTTTTCAGGTAGGTTATACCAGCTGCCGTGAGCACTTAGTGCTGTTCTTTAACCCCGTTTTCGCTTGTAACCTGTTGAATTGTAAACAGTTCAGGGGGGAGGGAAAAAATGCCCGATTTCAGGTATTCCTGGGCGTTCTCGGCAATTATGCCCGCTTTTATTTGTTGGGATTGTCGCCAAATAGAACCAACCTGCGCCACATTATTCACCATTTCGTACCAAGTTTGAAGGGCTGTTATATCATTTACCTTTGTATTTAGTGGTGTTATTGGGGAGTTAATAGCTTGGCCTTCCCGTATTTGGCTTATTTCGCTATTTTCAGGGGCTTTAATCGTCTCCAGGAGGGTTTTATCCTCCAATAGATACCGCTCGATTACTGAGGCAACCCATTTAATGGTATATCCTCTACTTAGATATCGCTCAGGGATGATTTTATCTGTATAGATAGAGCCGCCGATTGTGGCCGTCCCGAATCTGACTATTTCCCCCTTTTGTTCAGCCGCTACAATCTCATCCGGTTTTACTGCAGTCGTTTTGTTTATTACCTTCCGACTATTTGCAGTCGCTTTTTTAATTACCTTTTTCTTAATATTTTTGGCAGTGGCTTTTTTCCTTTGCACTGTTTTCTTTTTGGTTACTGCTGCTGGTGTTTGTGTATCTGTTGATGTTTCTTTTTTTTGCCGTCCCATTTTAACCCCTTTAAATAGTGTTTTGGGTAATATTGCCCACAACTAAATATAACTCTTTTTATTTACCCGTTGACCGTTTTATATTATTTTTTGGTCTACATCCAGGAAACACAATTATAAGCCATTGATTTATATATACTTACATAGTCAACACCAAAAATATATTGGTCTACGGTTTGATGTAATAGTAGTAGATAATTGAGGTGGGGCGGTTTGTTTTTGTGTATATTTATATATATAAAGATCTGAGAGTGAAACAAATTTACAAGGAGGCCTTAAAATGGTGTACAATGAAAATTTCTGGGACGGTTGCTTTTTATCTTATGATGAGTGCAAAACAGACAAGTACAACGCTGAGGAGATTTTTATACTTGTTGTTGATTGCACCCATGATCTTAAAAACAAAGAAAAGCACACAAGCACTCTCGTGTCAATGGTTGGACACATGAAAGCTCACAGCCTTATTGACCTGATGGAAAGCCGTATAAATGGCGTATCTGATGATGTTTATTATAATTGTTTAGCATACAGAGAATAAAGGAGTTGAAAATGTACGAAACCGCAGTTATAATTTTGACCGGCGCACTCACTGCACTGCCGGTTATTAGTTTTGGGCTTTTTATCGTTGAAGAACTTTTTTACAATTAAAGACGGGGGTTTATTATGTTTTTTGAAATAGCAATGACACGAGAGGAATTGAGAACCGAATACCGCCGCTTGTGTGTTAAGATGCACCCTGACAAGGGCGGCAATCACGAAGAATTCTGCAAAATGACAGCAGAGTATGAAAAAGTATTGAAAAATATAAACTGTCCTGAATGGGACAGAAACCCGGAAAACGACTGGGAAGCGTTTAAAAGTTTTGAAGCCGTTACTGTTACACTAAAGGGATATTCTTTCAAAATGGACCTTGTTGGAAACTGGCTCTGGCTGGAAGTTGTTTTTTCTGCCGATAACTGGAGAATGTTAATTGAAGTTTTAAAAATCAATAACTGGAAATTCAGCAAGGGTAAAAATAAATGGTACTACTTTAATGGGGTTGAAGATTTTAGACCTTCCCGCAAAAGCTCAAGCGACTTCAACACAATAAAAAGCACTTGGGGCGTATTTGGGCACATTGAAAACGAAGAAACAAAAACAGAAAGAATAGGGGTATAAAATGTATACTGCAACATATTCGCCGGAAGATAACAAGCTGAGAATATACAGCTCCGACCGTATCCCTGAAGACACATTTAAGGCAGCAAGGGAAGCCGGGTTTATATGGGCACCAAAACAAAAAATTCTTGTCGCGCCTATGTGGACACCTTCAAGAGAGGATTTTTGCTTGTCCTTGGTTGAGGAAATATACGCAGAAGAAACAACGGCAGAAGAAAGAGCCGCAGAAAG